GCCGTAGCTCTTGCTCGGCGTTAAAACTCTTATTAGGTGCCGCGTAATAGTTTACCGTGCGACCGTCTCCACGCTCACCGAGCATACTCTCGAAACGATCGAGTGGAATAACAACCTCGGGGCCAGCCTCGCCAATAAGCGCAGTCGTAGGACCTGTGACTAACCCACCGTCTGCAAGCGCGACACGGGGCAGACTAATAGAGTTTAGTCGGCTGATATTAAACCCAAAGCTGGTAAACCCTGTGAGCGCTGTAACCCAGTCGGGCGCGTCAACCTTGATACGGTTTAGTGCGTCAATAATAAAATTAACGCCGGTAATAATGCCGTTAGTAAAGCCCTCGAACGCTCCAATAAAACCGTTTATTAGGTTGTAAAAAAAGTCGCCCAGACCGCCGAAAACACCCTCAAAGAAACCGGCGAAAATATCTATAACGCCCATAGCCATATCGAGAGCGCCCACAAACGTCTCTATAGCAAAGACTAAAAGCTCGCCAATAATACCGCCCACAGCCACAAGTATTGGAGACAAAAACTCGATAAAGCCAATAAAGAGCGGTAGTAACTGGTATATGAGTGGCACGAGAGCGCGGACTAGGTCTAATACAACTGGTACGAGCGCCAGCATTAGATCGCCAAAAACCGGCAATAATGCAGATATAAGCGGCATTAGAGCGTCGAGCAGGGTATACAAAATATCCATTAGTGGCTCTAGAGCCGCGTCGACAAAGTCCACAAAAATAGGGATAAGCTCAGACAGTATTGGGATTAGTATTGTTAAAAAGCTTACAAAGAATGGTAATAGAGCCTGGACTAGCTGAAAGAATAAATCAGCAATATTACCGATAATTGGAATTAGTGGAAAAAGTTGCTGAATGAAAAACGGCAGCAGCCCAGCAATTCTCTCAATGACCGGCGCTAGCTGTTCCATAACCCCAACCAAAATAGGCCCGAGCTCGTTTGTGACTGGAATAAGCGCCGTAGTAAGAGTGGCAAACGCATTTAGTAGCGGACCGCCGACTGTCGCCTGCACGTTCTCAAAATTGGCACCAAGGATACGCTGTGCGTTAGCAAGGCTGTCTGAGGTGTTAGTAAAGTCACCCTGCGTCTTAGCCGTCTGCTCCATAAGAGCGCCGTAACGCGCTTGCTGTTTCTCTTGCTCAGTGAGTTGCTTACCAGCCTCACCTATACCGTTAGCCATAGCGTAAGCCTCGACAGCCGCCGCGCTAAGGTCAATACCGAATTTCTTTAGTGGCTCAGTTTCACCGGCCAAACCAGACTGGAAAACAGCCGCGGCCTCGCCAACCTCTAAGTTCATAACTGAGGCAAAATCGGCTGCGCGAGTTGTGATCGACTCCAGCGTGCCTACAACGTCGCCAGTCGGCCCAGCGATATTAGTAGCGAAACTAGAAAATTGGACCGCGAACGCGTTAAAGTCTGTTTGCGACAAACCCAGATTACCGGCTGCCGCCGCACCCATAGCCTCAAGCGACTTTATAGCGTCTGAGCCCAAGTCGCTATATGTAACCTGCAAAGCGTTTAGAGACTCGCCTAGATCGCTGGCCGCACTAATAGAGTTTTTGACAAAACTCCCAATACCAGCCGCGGCAAGAGCTCCACCGACTACGCCAGCAACTTTACTTATAGTGCCGCCAAAACCACCGCTAAAACCCTTACCAGCGTCCTCGCCGGCCTTTTTGCCAACGTTGCCGACACCGCCCATTTCCTTGGCGACTGCCTGCTGAAAGCCTTTAGCAACGGGTATAAGTGTTACGTAGGCGTATGCCTGTTCTGCCACTTAAGGCCTCCATCTCGTGCGCGAGCCAAAATATCTCTACTGTCGCGTCTAATCGTGCCTTTACGTGACGAATTCTTACCGTCAGGCCACGGACGCGGATAAGGTTTAGGTTTACGCTTCGAGTGCACCTGCGCCAGTAAGTCATAAGTAGCGGCTTGCGTTGCCCACTCAAAAGAGACTGGGTGTTGCCACTTGTTAAAACTCACCTGGAGCCAAGAGCTCGGATCGCGCAACAATACAGCGACCAGGTACACAATCTCCGACCACGGCACAGTAGTACCCAGGTCACCGAGACCTAAACCAAAGCGGTGTCTAAAGTCATAAACAAAAGCGGCTTTATGGTCCTCGATCAGCTCGAGGACCGCAATTATTCCCCCAGTGCTACGCCACCCGTCCAAGCTTTCATATGCTTAGCAAACTCAGACAGTGGTAGCGAATCCAATACGGCAAGGTCTTTAGAGTCCAAAACGTGCTCAAGGATAAACCAAGTCTGGTCCTGCTCTGTCTCGTGACGAGCCTTACGCAATACACCAACCGGCATATCGTTAAACGTTGGTAGCTCGACTTTTTTACTCTTGTGCTCAATTACGTAACTCATAGCGACGTTACCTTTCATAGATAATGTAGTAGCGGCTCAGTGGGGAGCGTCGGGGGTGGCAGACACCCCCCACCGAATTTAGACCCTCTAGGCCGCCGCAAGAAACCTAGAGGGCACTCTTACTAGGCCTCGAGGACAGAGAACCACTTAGTTGCAACGTCAGAGGACGCGTCAGCGTAAGCGGTAATAGTCACGTTGTAGCCAATAGCCTCACCAGAGGCAAGCGTGCGCTCACCAACCGAGGTAATTTCACCAGCGGGAATGTAGATACGCTCCACAGCCGAGCCGTCGATAATGTCCACAACGAATGACTGGCGACCACCGGTAGCGCGAGGGTTAACACCCAGCTCACCAGAGGTAATTGCAGAGCCATAGTAAAGCTCCAGTACAGCCTCGCTCGTCTCAATAAAAGTCATATCGAGAGAGTAAGTACCGTCAGAAACAATCTCGCGAACAAGCGAGCCGTCCTGCCAGGCGCGAATCTGTGAGGTCGACTTGTCGATAGCCTCGGTGATACCGTCAGCGGAAACATAACCCAGGTCGACAAAAGCTGCGTCGAGGGCGCTACCACTTGCGGTAGGTGCAGTAGTACCGGTAGGTGCGACATACACGGCACCGGTAACGGCTACTCTTACGTTGTCAGAGTCTAAAGCCATTATTTCATATCCTTTCGTTAGAGGTTAGTACCTCTATGGTCTACGGCAAAACGCATAAATCTACGTTGGGCCTTTAGGTCGGTCACGTCCTGAATAGAGCTCTCTGGGACAACGTCAACGATAGGGTTACCATCGGGTAGATCGTCAAAAAGAGCCATAACAGTACGGGCCAAAGTTTCTGCGTTAGCGTATGACGTCTCGTATACGTTCACGCCAATACTGTCGGTCATAATCGTTTTAGACCGGCGTGTGCCGCCATCTCGGCGCAAAATTACTTGTGAGGTTGTGTCGTCAGCGAGTACACCGACGCGAGTAGACGTAAGCCCCTGAGCTGTCAAGCCCGTGGAGATACGGCTGACAAGGTGGGCCATAATGTCGCTAAAAATAACTGCGTCAGCCATCAGCTACTCGCTCCCCTCGCTCGGCGCGGTTTATTAGTCTTTACTTTGTAGCCGCGTTGCCCACCAGATAGATCGAGAGCACGAGCCAAGTCACCAGTGTTAGCCTCGTCAAAGTCTGAGCCGCGAGAGACCTTAGCGCGGGCACGACGCCCATTAGTCAAGACTTCGAGCTCGCTGCCTGGTAGGGCTGACTGTACTCGACGCATACGGTTACGCAACTCAGAGGCGACTTCCTGGGACCTGAGTAACTGACCCATACCTTTAAAGTTTAGTTTTACCTCGCCACCGCCGCCAGGTATTTTACTAGCCACGGTCTATCTGCCTCTGCAAGTTAACAACCGTGCCAGGGCTCCACGAGCCCAAACCATCGCGCCAGTCGAACGCCTCACCGTCGACCTCGTACACCTTGTCACGAATAGTAAAAGTGTCGTCGTCTTGGACATCGTGCCCAGTCGGTAAATAGATAGTGAGACCGTCGGTTACCACGATCTGGTCGGCGTCAAAGTTAGTACCCGACACCCGAGCCGACACAATCGCGTTTACAGTCGACGTAGTCGTAGTAAATACGGGCTGTCCGTAACTATCGACCGAGGTCGAACTTCGTCGGGTTTGGGTAATAGACTCCATAGTTACCGTTTCCTAATGTCGACGCGGACCTAAAAGTTTTCTCGCGGTAGTAGTTAGCTACCTCAATGTCGCTAGGGCTCATAAGCACTTGGCGACCAACAGCCCAGCTAGCGTAAGACTGAGAGAATGGGCCAACGGCCTGCTGCTGAATACCAGCGGCGGCGTCATCCGGGATAAGCAAAGTGCGGACAACCATACCCGCAACAACCGCCACAACGTCGTCGGGGATAGTGTCAGAGCCGTGGTCATAATTGACAATTACAGGGCTATAAGAGCCCAGCTCATAGAGAGACTGGAAACCGTCGTAAGTGTAATCAAGCTCGACACCGTCAATATCTACAACGCTGTTTATCTCAATTACAGGGCGTTGCACCAGACGCACAATACCGTCGCGAGGGAACAGCCTAACCGTAGACTCGGAAACCTCGAACTTTTGTACCGCACGCTGCACAAACATAGCTGAGGCGTCCGAGAGCCAAGCCGTAGCCTGTGCGGTCTCGCCCGCGGTCAAAGACCGACCAATACGTGCCTCGACGTCGGCAATAGTAGCTAGAGCCAATTTTTAGCCTCTCGTAAAAAACTTTGTGCGGCGTAGAGGGGACGACCGTAAGGCCGCCCCCTCATAGCAGTTACCTACTGGTATTAGCCAGAGTAGTAGCTGTAAACAGCGTCGCTCTTGAGCACCTTAGCGCCGTACACGTTCAGACCGCGAACAATGTCCGAGAACTTGGTCGGGTTGCGCAGTGACTCGAGGCTCTGAATCTGGTTGACAAACGCAACCATAGAGCCGTGGTATGCCAAAGCTCCAACGCTCTGTGCGTCGGTGGCGACCAAAGCGGTCTCGACGACGGTAAAGCCGTAGAGGCGTCCGATAACACCGTTACGCAGCTCCGAGTCGTTTCCGGCTACAGAGACGTCGTCCAGACCCTGAATGAGCAGGTCGGCAAAGTCGGGCGACACGGCCAGGTAGCGGTTAGACGCGGGAACCTTTGCGTTACCCATAGCGGTACGCATAGCGCGGACACCGGTAAGCGCCTCGGCGGCGGTGTCTACGACAATGCTGCCAGAGTTGGAGTTGGTTGCGCCTGCGAGCATCTGGTCGAGGACGTAGTTTTCTGCGTCCTCAGCGAGCGCACGACCGGCAGAGTCAACCCAGGGGCCAAACTCGCTCGAAGCCTGCACCTTGTCGACGTCGTCAACGTTAACCGAGAAAGCCTTTTCCTGGTCAATGAGCAACTGTACCTCGGTGTCGGCAAGAGCCTCGGCCGTGATGGTACGGGTCGCGCTGTAGTCAGCGATCGTAGGGGTGGTTGCGTTAATAATGTGGACTTTGTTACCAGCGGTAACGTCGCCCGTGAACGCGTTGTCAAGGGTGGGGATAACCACCTGGTTGGCGATAAACGACTGGGTAACCCCTGCCGCCCACACCTCTGGGATAAATTGGTCAATAGCCATTTTTTAGCTACCTTTCTTGTTTAAGATTTCCCCATAAGAGAATCTAGGCGACCGTCGTTACGGGCTCTTAAAATCTCGTCTGGGGTCATTCCGTTTAACTCGTCTCGCGAGCGAATCTGCGCGAGCGAATTCTTGTCACCTCGGGCACCCTGCCCCAAGTCTGGTTTAGGCGCGTCGAGGTTTGTGCTGTGAGCCTCCACCCACGTCGCAATAGCCTCGCTGTCAATGTCGCCAGAGTCGTCGATAAACGCGGTCTTATCGAACGCCAGGATAGAGTCGCCCTCAAGCGCCCTACCCTTAAGCGAACTTTTAAGCTCTGCCTCTACCAATTTCTCGGCGAACTCCAACCTAACCGCCTTCCTAGTATCCTCTTTAGCCTGCTCCACGGCACGCTCTTGCTCGCTTAGCTGTGACTGGCGAATAGCCTCAAGCTCAGTATTAGCCTGGTCGAACTGTTCGCGTTTACGGTTAAGCTCTTTGAGCTCTGCGCGTTGCTTATGCAAAGTTTTTACTAGGGGGTGGTCTTGCGGATACTCCTCTAGGCTAACGTCTGTGCTGGCTGTCTCAGCCTCTACAACGTCGCCCTCGGGTTTATTTTCTATTGTAGTTTCGTCTTGCGACATAGGGGTTACCTTTCCGTCTCGGAATAGATAGGACTCGTCTCGAGTCATAACCGACCAGGGTGGCCGGAAAATTAAATATCGTTAGGCCCTGTAAAAGCCTGGTCGCGCCAGGTCAAAGTAGGCCCATACTCGCCGTGCTCTCGCGTAGCGATAATCTCGGTAAAGTCTGCCAAACGCACGTCGTCGTCGTACTGCACAAACTTGCCTATAGCGGCGTCGCGTGCCTCTCGGTCTGATACGCCGAGCTGACTTTGTAAAGCCTCGTGGATACTGTCTAGACCGCCCTGGTCGATAACCTGCCCAGGGTCAAAGTCGCCGTATATAGCCTCCTCGCCACAATCGCAGCCAGGGTGTATCGGCTTTAGGTTGTCGCGGGTGTACCTTTGGGTCGAAGCGATAGCGCACAGAGCGCAGTTTTCCGAGCCAGTCAACACGCGACGGTAACCGACAATATTGCTATTACCTTGCCGTTGCTTTAAGCCAGCCTGTCGACTAGCAAGCTGTACGTTAGTTTCTGCGATCGACGACGCTCTAGCCGCGCCCTGCTCAATAGCGGTCGTAAAAAGAGTATTAGCGGACAAAGCCGTATAAACCTGCACAAACGGGCGACGGTACACCTCTTGAGCGCTAGGCCCGTTACGCAACACCTCGTCGGTTAAATCACTGGGTCTAATTGGCTCTGGGGTAAAAGACTCGCCGTTAGCCTTAGCTACTTGTTGGTAATAAGCGGCCTGCAAGTTAGCCGCTTGTTGCTTAAACCCGTCGATCTGCGGACCAACAACACTTATATAGCGCTCTAAATCGTCATCGCGCCACGAGCCAAGCTGTCTAAAAGCATTACCGGCAAGAGCGCCCGCACCCCTAACCAACCTAGTATTTAGTCGGTTATAGCCGTCTCTAACCTCGGCTAACGTAACCATTACGCCTCAATAGTTGGCGGTGGTGTCTCGTCTGGTGTCCCCAACAATGCCTCGGTAAGCAACGTCTCGCCGGCCCGTTGCACTTCCATTTCGTCAATTTCCGCAGGGGAGAACTGACCAATAAGAGACATACGCGACCTAAACGGAATGTCCTGAAACTTGCTATTAGCGTCGGCACGCTCGGCCATACTGTAACGCTCGGCGGGTTTCCACAACGGCTCAAGGTCAAGCAACGTAGCGCGGACGTCATCGCCCAGCCACCTAAAGACAAGCGACATAACGCGAGACCAGCCAGGGCTAACCCGTGCAATACGGTCCTCGGTCTTAAACACCAGACCCTCACGTGCCAACTGTGCGCCCTCTGCGGACCCGTTAGCGCCCTCGGGGGTAAAGTAGTGCATAGGGGTACGGGTCACAGCCGCAAAGTCCTGTATATCGGCTCGTACGGCGTTTAGGATACCCGTAATCTCAGCCTGCCCCAGCTCGGTAACATCCGCACCCTCTGGAATCATCCACAAAGAGCCAGCCGACGACTCGAAAATACCCGAGTAGTCGATCTCGTTACCGTCGCTGTCGTGCGTCGGAAAATCACCCTTTAGGACGCGTTGCCTAAACGCCTGCGTTGTCGCAATAACCAAACGCTGCAAAATCATATGGTTAACACGGTCGATAATGTCCAGGTAAGGCTCGTACTCGCCCTTTTCGTCCGCGTTAGCGAACTTCACCACGGGCACCTCGCCCAACGGGTTAGCCATCTCCTCTACGAGCTGGTACTTGTCGGGGTCGTAAATATTGTCTTGCCCAGACTTTACAAACACCTCGACCGAGTCGGGACCATACCAGTAGAGGTAATGCTCGCCGCCCTCATTAAAAACCTTGATAGCCTCAATAACCTTAAACGGCTCTGTAGGCGACGTACGGCCGTAAACCTGCCTCGGGTCCTCCACGGTCACCACGGGGTATTCTGAGCCCGTAGGATAGCCCACAAGGGCGTACGCGGTACCAAAAC